ATCGGTGAGAATGTCAACAAAGGTGCTCAGTGGATTTCGCAACAAACTGGTCTCCCTGTTAGCGATGTAGAGAACATGATTGGTACTCTGTCGTTAGCAGCGCCAGCGGCTGTTAAACCTGTGGCAGGTAAAGTAGCAGAATTAGCTGCTCCTGTCATGGCTGATGTTAAGGCAGGTACTCGACTGGTTTTGGATAAACCATTGTCAGCACGGGAGCAACGGTTATCTGAGAGGGATTACCAACGTGGTCCTGAAATTGAGGCGGCGACAGACGCTCAACGTCTTGGTATCGCTATTCCACCAGAAGCGGCGCAACCGGGTGTCTCCACACGTTTATTGTCTGCGGCTGCTGGCGATGCTGGTACTGCTAAACTCGCTAAGGTTAACCAACAGAACGTACGCTCAGTGGCTTTAAATGAATTAGATTTACCACCGACAACACAGTTGAATAGTGTTAAACCTTTCCAAGAAGCACGTAGTAAAGTAGCAGAGCCATACAATCAGGTAAGGGCACTTCCTACTATGACTGCTGATGCAACCACTCTCAGCGCATTGGATGCTTTACTTCCTGATAGTAGCTTGATAGGTGCTGGAACAACAACAAAAGCAATTGAGGCGATTGTTGGAGATGCGAAAGCAAAGGTTTCTAAAGGCATCAACGGCAACGACTTGTTACGTAACGTAGAGAATTTGCGTAGTAAGGCACGTAAAGTTTATAACAACAAAAACGCATCTCTGGCTGAGTTGGAACTGGCAGATGCTCGTATGGGGGTGGCTAACACGTTAGAATCTATGGTGGAATCTAACATCTTCAACCCTCGTTTGTTAGATGACTTCCGCAATGCTCGTAAGCAAATGGCTAAATCTTACGCTTACGAAGGCGCAACAGATTTGAATACAGGTGTTATCGACGCTGGTAAACTAGCTCGTATCACAGCAAAAGATAATGCGTTAACAGGCGATATTGCTGCTATTGGTCGTATTGCTGGTAACTTCCCAGAGGCATTTGGCATTGCTCCTAGTGATATGTGGGCAAGAGGTTTAAGTCGTTTACGACGTTCAGGGCTAACAGGAACTGTCGGTGGTTTAACTGGATATGCTTTAGGTGGCGGTTATGGCGGTGCTGTAGGCGCGGCTGCTGGTGCTCTCTCAGGCGAGTTAGGACAATACTTAGCTGCTCGTCGTATTGCAAGCCCTGAGTACCAACGTGGTTTAAATGTATCTGACTACCGTATTCCAGCGGCTGCTCAGGCTGTAGCTGGTCAGGCTCCAATACCAAATAGTCAGGCTATAGTTCCTTATCAAGCACCCGTAGAGGTGTTAGGACCGGGAGAAGGACCATATACCCCTAACTTTGTGATGCGTTCATCAGCGGAGCCAGATGTACAAGTTGTTCGTCCTGACTTAACAGGCGCTCTTCCTGCTCCAAGTGCTCAGAGTACAATGGGTGCGTTACGGAATGAAGATGTCCGCCGTGCTAATGTATCTAGGTCTATCGGTCGAGAGCAAGAAGCTGCTATGGCTGCTGCTGAAGCCTCACAACGCCGTCCTGCAACGGGTGAGGTTATTCTGGACTTCGACCCCATTACAGGTCGTTTCCGTGAATCTAGTGCTGGTTTGCGTGGAGCAACGCCTGAGACATTTAGCAACTTTGGTTCTTCTTTGGAAACTGCTGCCAACAAGGTATCGAAGGGTACTAAGTTTGATATGACAGCGGCTGAGAAAGTTGCTTGGGAAAGGACTAAGATTGATGTTTCTTTGGTCCAACCCGGTTTCAAAGCCTTAACGGACAAAGCTATTGCTAACAAAATGCTCGACCGTGAGTGGGTGTTAGAAACAGCGCAGAAAGCTCGTGAAAAAGCAGAGGCTTTCGATAAGATTGCACAGCGTAACAAGAACGAGCAAATTGTTCAAAAGGCAATTACTGACAGAGAAAAGATGATGGATTTAGCAGAGCAGATGGAAGAGACATTACGTATGCCTCGACCTGACGTGTCACGCAAACAACAAGGTCCTAAAACAAGGCAAGCATTTCGGGAAAGTATAATTACTCCACCGGGTATGTTTGATTTGGAAAAGTAAGAACCAACTAAAAAGCCCCTAAGCAGTGATGCCTAGGGGCTTTTTTTTAGTCTTCGATTTCCAAAACTTCTGGGTCTAGCTCTGAGAACTCACCAATGTAAACAGAGAAGAAAGGGATTTTAATAATCAACCCCTCAAAGGCGGCTATGAACCGACCATCATCATCGCCTACCACATGGCAAACATCCTCATTATGCTCAATGTCAAAACCAATTCCTAATCGGTTATTAATTGCTATCATACTTTGTTATCCTCATGTTTAATTCTAGCGATGATGTAATTCTTGACCAAACTACTGCGAACAATGTCAGCGACTGAGAACTCAATCTCCGTAAACTCTTTCATTGACCGCAGGATGGTTAGGAACTCCAACAACCCGCTCTTGTCATTCTTCTTTGTTAGGTCAACCTGTCGGTAATCTCCACATAGGAAGAACTTTGAGGTATGACCAATACGAGTAATGATAGTGTCCAGCTCATGCATTGTACAGTTTTGACTCTCATCCAGAATAACAATAGCATTGTTAAACGTTGTACCCCGAATGAACGAGGTAGAGAGGAACTCCACATACCCTTGCTCGACCAACCTATCCCAAGCATCTTTACGTTTGAACAGTTCAGCCGCTATCTGTTTATACGGCTCTGTAAACTGGTTCATCTTCTCTTCTGCATCGCCCGGTAGATGCCCCATCTCACGGCTTTGGACACTACTACGAATGATAACAAGCTTCTGGTAGGGGTTACTTTTATCCATAACCTCCTCCAACGCCTTGTAGAAAGCAATGTAGGTTTTACCCGTACCAGCCACACCAGACAGAGCACAGAAGTAATGACCCTGTTGGTAGGCGTCAAAGAATTCCTTCTGCTTCTCTGTTTTGGGTGATATTGTTATCATGTCGTCTAACCGCATCTTTAGCCCATGTTGCGGTTTAGCCTCTGGATCAACTACTCGTTTTTTTGTTACCATTTAAGCTGCTTTCCCCCATACGTCATCCCAGTTGCCTTTAGTGGCTCCTTTGGAATAATCTGTTACACGTTGTTCAAAGAAGTTGGTATGGCTAACACCAAGCATCCCATCCACCCAAGGCAGAGGATTCTTCTTTACCTTAAATACACCCTTCATACCCATGCTAATCAGTCGACGGTCAGCGATGTACCGGATGTACTGTTTAACATCGTCGGCACGTAACCCTTCCACCTCAAACATACCAAAGGCTAGGTCAATAAACTTATCCTCCAGCGCCACCATCTCGTTAGCAATCTCTTTGATGCGGTCGCTGGTGCTCTCGTCTGGGTGTTGTTTAACCCACTCACGATACACCTTAATCATCCCCTCAGCGTGTTGTGTTTCATCGACGATTGACCAAGCAATAATCTGACCCAATCCCTTCAACTTACCGTGACGGGCGAAGTTCAACAACATGACAAACGAGGAGAACAGTTGCATACCCTCACCGAATGCGGAGATTGTAGCTATCTTCTCCGCAATAGGAGCCTCACCAAGGTTCTGATAGTACTCATGCTTCTCTACCATCTCACCATACTGTAAAAACTCGTTGTAGGTGCTCTCAGGCAGCCCTAGCGTCTCAATCAGGTGGGCATAAGCAGCAACATGTAAAGCCTCTCGACCAGCAAAACCACTCATCATCATTCGCACTTCAGGCTGTTTAAACACTGGTAGGTAATGAGTGTAATACCCATCGCCAATGTCTAGGTCGCCCTGCACAAAGAATCGTAGGATTTTGGTTAGGAAGTCTTTCTCCGCTTTGGTTAACTTCTTTTGATAATCCTTCAAGTCCTCACCCATTGGCACTTCAGTATGTAACCAATGGCTCTGCTCATGTTGTAACCAAGCATCATACGCCCAAGGGTATTTGAATGGCTTGAATGTGTTTCTCTCTTCTGTTAACTGTGGTTTCATGTTAGCCCTTTAAAAATGCTCGGAATCCATCTTCATTCATTGTACCACCTTTGCGGTTAACAATGTTCTCATTCTCATCAATCAACAACATGGTGGGGATAGTGCGGATGCCATAGAAGGCTGCTGTCTCCCTATCTGTGTCCACGTTAATCTCAACGATAGGTACATCATGTTCCACCTTAGCCATAACAGCACTCAGGGCTTTGCATGGGTTGCACCAATCAGCATAAAACTTCAATATCTTCATTCGGAATCCTCGGTGTTAGTAGGTAGGGTAGTACCAGCAAGGTGTTTTTAGCACCGTGGATAGCTTGATACTAGCCCTACAATATGGCAGTTTAACCCTCACAAGCCAAGCAGGTTTCCCCATTGGCAATAGCGGTCATATCAATAGTCTCTTCAATACGCTGACGTTTAATCTGAGCACCCACCTTATCTGCCTTACGAACCTTGTCGCTACGCAGGTAATACAGGCTCTTCAACCCCATCTTCCACGCCATGAAGTGAACAGCATGTAAATAAGCAATCGTTGTATCGGGTCGGAAGAATAGGTTAACACTCTGTCCTTGGTCGATGAACGCCTGTCGATCTGCTGCTAGTTCAACCAACCATCGCTGGTCAATCTCCATTGCTGTTTTAAATACTTCCTTCACATCTTCTGGTACGCCCAAATGCTGAACGCTACCATCGTTGGCAATAATAGAAGCCCAAGTGTCATCGTCGTCCATACCAAGCTCAGCAAGACGTTTAGACAGAAAGCGATTACGGTAGACATGAGCACCACTTAAAGTATCCTGCCTAAAAACATTTGCTCGATACGGCTCCACGGATGGCGAAGTGTTACCCATAATAAGGGAAGAAGAAGCATTGGGAGCGACAGCCATATGGTGACTAAACCTACGGTCAACGCCAGACAAAGCTGCATCCGGGCAAGCGCCTCTTTGAAGAAACAAGATATGGTCGGCACGTTTACATTCCTCACTAATATGTTTAAAGATGTCACGGTTGGTTAGCTTAGCCATAACACCATCAATAGGCATGTTATTCTTTTGTAAATAGGCATGGAAACCTAAAGAACCAAGACCAACAGACCTTTCAGCGGTAGCAGACCGTACAGCACGGCGAATATGATCAGGAGCGTTACTGATGAAATACTCAACAACATTATCAAGCATTTCCATAATATCAGGAATAAACTGTTTGTTATCTTTCCAATCATCGTAGTACTCCAAGTTAACACTAGACAAACAACAAACCGCTGTTCTGTCAGCGCTGGTGGGGAGGAAGATTTCAGTGCATAGGTTAGACCCGTTAATCTGTAACCCTTTATCCTTCAACCACGGCGGCAACGCTTTGTTAGCTGTATCAATGAAAATCAGATACGGCTCACCAGTTTGCATACGTAAGTCCAGAATCTTCTGCCACAACGTCTTAGCACTAACCACTTCTACGACCTCGCCATTGGCGGGGTTTTTAAATGCCCAGTCGTCATTGGCATCCATATCCTTCATGCAACGCTCAATAATCTCCATAAACTCATCACTGATATTGATACCGTGATTAAGGTTAAGAGTGCGTAGGTTTTGATCTCCGGTCGGCTTACGCATTTCCAGAAATTGGATAATGTCAGGATGAGAGATGTCCAAAAAAGCAGCGTAAGAACCACGGCGTGTTCTGCCTTGACGATATGCCAAGGAGGAAGCATCGTACATTTTGAGGTGAGGCATAACACCAGTTGACTTATCATCACTGTTGCGAATCCCAAGATGAACACCGACACCGCCGCCCAACATGCTAAGCCAATTAGTCTCAGAAAGGTTGTCGACCAAACCCTCTGCGCTATCCTCCATATAATTAAGAAAGCAGCTAATAGGAAGTCCACGCTTTGAACGACCAAAAGAAAGAATAGGAGTGCTATAACTGAGCCAATGCTGACTACTATACTCATAAAGTCGCTGAGCATGTTCAGGGTTACTTCCAAAAGCTTCCGATACATACGCAAATCTCTCCTGTGGGCTAACCTCATTCTCCATCATGTAACTCTCACGCAGTCGCTGTAGACCAAGAGCGTCAAACAGCTTATCGCGTTCCAAGTTTAGTTTAATTGTCATCAAGTAATTCCTCTAAGTAGTCAGCCATATCTTCAATCCTGTCCTGAAATCTAGCGACAATCTCTTCACTGTTAACCTCCAACAGTTCCAAGATTGTCACCTCATCCAGACGTTTTAGTTTATCACAAATGTCAGGGAGTGTCAGCATATTTCTTCTGCAAGTAATTCATAGAGAGAAACATTTCGTCAAAAGCACCATCCTTGACTTCGTTTAACACTACCAACCCACGCCAATGTGTGTTGCTTAGTTGATCCATGTAATCTTCGTCGTGTAGGTAGAACGAACCAGCGATTATTCCGCAGATTGCTGTCCCGTCTGCTCTTTTGCCGTAAGCAACTTGTTTACCCTGCTGATGCCCAGCAACACAAGACATATGGAGCTTATTAACGATAACACTAGCAGAGCTGGCTGCCCTACCCATAGCACCAACTGGAAAGTAGTGGCAGAAACCAACACCATTGATAAAAACAGGCTTAAGAAATTCATATACTTCCCAATCTTTTTTGTAGTTTAGGTCATCAGTCGAAATCACACCTTCGAGCATAGGCGTGTTAGCCACTGCGCGGTTGATGCGGTTCTCATGGTTACCCATTGTTAAAATCATACGAGGCTTGTAAACCTTGTGTTTCGTTACCTTCTGTGTTGCCTGTAAGTCACGCAACGGTTTGAGTAGCTTCTTCATACCTATCTGAGCAGCGGCAATATCATCTTTGTACCGCTTACCTTCAAAGTATTTACTACCAGCCTTATCATGGGTTGACAGAGAGGGCATATCTGCAAAGTCGCCAATGTTGATAACAACATCTGGTCGGTAGTCACAGATAGCCTTTCCAGCCCATGTAAGGTGGTCAGTAGCTACTCCCGGCTTTACTTGACAGTCAGGAATAACAAGTATTTTCATTCAGCAAATACCTCTCGTGAAGATTTACGATTCCAATAGTCGTCCAACATAATGTCAATATTCTCATACACGCCAACGTAACCACAAGTATCTAGGAATGCCGCAAACTGACGCATAACATCATGCCACATAGCGTCATCAGGGCAAACATAGAAATGCTCAGTGCTCGACGATACCGATGGTCGTGAACTACTCTTCTTAAAGTGGTAATACTGCTTATCTTCCATGTTAACCTCCATAAATACTAGGGAACTGTTCAGTCAGGATTGCTTTGCATTTATCCGCGACTTCTCGGTGTTCCTTCTGTGTTGCTTCGTCACAGCGGATGTCTACATAATGCATCCAACTCCGCAGTGTGCCATTCATATACATCCGACTCATTGTCAACCCTTCTGGTAATAACTTACGAGCCACCTCTTTAGCGATGCCGTTGTTAAGTGCAGCACCGTAGGAGTAACGAGCCTGTGCGATTACTTTCGCCTGTTGCTCATCCCACCAACGTTGCAACTCTCGATCTTGAGTAGGAAGACTATTCTGCCGATTCTTCTCATCCTGCAACCTCACCTCGCCATACTCCA